GGCGCGCGAGACTTGGCGCAAGCCGAGGCGCGTAACCCATCCGCCCGGCGATAGCGCAACCCACCCACCCAACGAGGCTAGTCCATGGCGGCCCCCCGTCTCCCTGAATACGACTTCCCGGCGGTGAGCCGGCCGGCCGCCTCCCCGGTGGACGTGTTTGTCCGCCCGAGGATTGTGGGCGAGCAGAACGGCCTGACGGACCTTGCCCGCTCCCTTGGCTCCCTGGCGCCCTCCCTCCAGAACCTCGCGTCTGATGGCGCCCGCCTCAAGCGAGAGAAGGACACTGACGAGGCCGGGCGGGCTGCGGAGATTTCCCAGGCCCGCTCCTGGGCCGAGGCGGTCGAGCGGGGTGAGGTGCAGGCCGGGGCTTCTCCCGTCTTCCAGCGGGCGTGGCGCGAGGTGCGCGGCGCGGCGCGTGCGGCCGAATACGGCACGCACCTGACCACCGCGTGGAACTCTGCGGACAACCCGCTGCGGAATGACGACGACCCCCAGGCGGCCACCAAGTGGGTCGCCGAACAGCGCCGCGCCTTCCTCCAAGACATGGACGAGGACATGCAGCGGGGCTTCCTCGCGCGTGCCGGGGAGCATGACCAGCGCCTCGCCCTGACGGCTGCGGCCCAGCGCGTGCAGCGCAACGAAGCGGCGGCGGTGACCGACCTGGGGAACCTCATGTCGGCCACCATCACGAACGCCCTGCGCACCGGGATGACGGCCGAGCAGGCGATTGCGGCGGCGCAGCGCGAGAGCGCCGGTCTCCGCTTCGCCGGGATGGACGGGGCCAGGGTGAACGCCGCCCTGGCGAGTGCCGTGGAGGAGGTGGCGACCCGCGACGGGCGCACCGACATTCTCGATGCCGCCTCCAGGCCGCGCCCTGATGTGACCCGCCCGGGGCAAACCGTGGCGGGCCTCGGCGGTCCCGAGTGGCGCACCCGGGCGGTCAACATCAGGGAGGCGGTCCAGGCGCGGCAATACCGTGACGAGTCTCGCCGGTTTGAAATGGCCGAACGGTTCGGGCGCCAGCAGGCGCAGGCGGCGGCGGCTGAGTTCAACCAGCGAGTCTTTGCCGCCATTCAGGCTGGCCAGCCGATCCCTCTCCCCGACGTGGACACGATCCGCCGGGTGGGGCGCTTCGACCCCAACTTCGGCACGACGCAGATGCAGCTTCGGGCGTCCCTTGAGGAAATGGCCCAGCGCCGCGAGGACCGCGCCAACACGCAGACCTTGGCAGACATCGGCGCGCTCCGCTCGGAACTGATGGCGGCGCCCGATCCGCGCGCCGCCCTGAACGCCATGCTGATTGACCGCCGGCTGACCGACAACCGCTACCTTCAGGATTTCTCCCTGGTGGCCGAGCGGGCCTCCGAGGGGCGCAACTTCATCCTCTCGATGGATGGCGTGTCGGCGCTCCGGCAGGGCATCACGCGCGGCACGGCGCCCGAGTTCGCCTTCCAGCGCCCCACCTTTGCGCGGGCGTCAGGGATCGCTGACCAGTTCTTCATCGTCGAGATGACCCGGTGGGCCACCGACTTTCAGGCCGCCAACCAGGGCCGGATGCCGACGCCAGCCGAGGCGACCGCCAAGGCGGCCGAACTGCGTCAGCAGGCGGATGTGTTCCTCCAGCGGCAGGGGGACAGCGAGGCGGTCTTCCGCCAGGACTTCTGGGCGCCAGGCCAGCCGTTGCCCCTGGGGGCCACCCCGGCGGGTCAGCCCCAGGCACCTGCTGCGCCAGAGTCCCGTGGGAGCCCCACGAGCCCCACGAGGCCCGCCCCCAGGGAGCCCTCTACCCCTGCGCCCCAGGTCGCACCAGTCGCCGCCGGCCCGGGTGCCCCGGCGAGCGACCCCATGGCAGACTATATCGCCCTTCACGCCGGTAAGCCCTTCACTCCCTCCGTCACGCGGCGCCCCGGGGCGGCCGAGCTTGAGGCTCTCCAGCGAGCCCTTGTGTCGCCTGACGCTGCCCGCGTGCGCCGCGCCCTCGACCTGTTCGACGGCGTCTTCGGCACGGGCGCCGCTGCCTTCTACCTCCAAGGGAACCGATAGAGCATGTCCAGCACCTTCCTTGAGGCCCTTCAGTCCGAGGGCCTCGACCCGGCGTTCCGGCCCCCCGCGCAGGGGGCGCCCGCCGCTCCCGCCGACGAGGCCCCGGCGCCGGGCGCGGAAGGGGACGACCGCCCCGGGCTGGTTGTGCGCGCCGCCCGTGATGTCGCTGCGGGGGGGCTCATGTCCCCTTTCTCGGCGATGCGCGGCGCCACCAAGGGCCTCGCAGAGACGGCCGACACGTTCAGCGGCGTCTTCACTGGACTCTCCGACATGCGCCAACGCATGGACGGGGACCGCCCCCTTCCGCGCCTGCTGCCCGATGGCAACCGCCTGATTGGCGACGCCATCGGCCTGGCCGGGCGGGGGCTCCACGCTGTCCACGGTTTCCTCCCCGACAGCCACACGGTGACCGGCAGCCTGGTCGAGGGCCTCGGCCAGTTCGTCGCTGGCAACGTCCTGGCGGGGCGCTACCTCAAGGCCCTCGGGCTGGCCAACCGTGGCGGCGCCGTGACGCAGACCGTCGCTCGTGATCTCATTGCAGGTGGAACCGCGTTCGACCCGCATGAGGAGCGCCTGTCGAACCTTCTGCGCGACCATGCGGGCCTGCGCGATCCGGTCACCGCCTTCCTGGCGGCCGACCCCTCCGATGGGGAAGCCGAGGCGCGCCTGAAGTCCGCGCTGGAGAACGGCGCCGTGGGCGGTCTCGCAGAAGGTGCCTTCCACGCCTTCCGGGCGCTGCGCGCGGCGCGGCGTGGGGACACCGCTGCGGCTGCTGAAGCGGCGGAGGAGGCTGGGCGGGCGGCCGGCGAGCCGGAAGTCCAGCGGCTTGTCTCCGAGGAGTTTCGGATACGGGCCACGCAGGAGCGTTGGGTCAAGCAGTCCCACACCGAAACCGAGACGACTACCGACCGCACGGCGACCACCACGGGCCAGCGCACGACTACCACCGAGTCGGTCACCCAGGCCCCCACGACGGGCGAACCGGCCCGCCCCGAGGTAACCTTCGACGCCTCGGCCGGCGGCACCACCATGCCTCCTCGCATCGCCATCAACGCGGACGAGGGGGCGCTGCTGATGCGCGAGATGGAGCGGGCGCGGGGCAACCCGCAGCTTCTCGACCGCGAAGCTGCTGGCGTGGTCTGGCGCAACCTCGACCGGATGCAGACGCCTGAGGATGCGGTCGCCCTGGTGGACGCCCTGGAGCGCACTTACAGCGAGGCATACATCGCCGCCCGGGGCGCCGCCCAAAGCCAGCAGCAACTGGCCGACGCGGCGAACCGCTGGGCCACCTCGGCGGCCGACATCGCGGCGGACAACCCGGCGCAGCGTGACCTGCTTGTGCAGGCCATGGCGGCGGACCTGGGGGATGCCCGGCGGATCGGCGCCCGCGCGCTCGCCTACTCGGCGCTCACCGCGTCGATCCAGCGGCGCGCTGCTGAGATGGCCGAGCAGGTTATCCTGGCTGCCGCAGGGCGCCCTTTCACGCTGTTCAACGGAGACCGGGACGCCCTCATGGCGGCCTTCCTCCGAGACACCAACCTGCTCGCCAACATCGACCCCTTGACCCTGGGGCTCCGCTCGCAGTTCGGTCGCAACCTCTCGATGCTCAACGGCATTGTGGATGGAGCGGCGCGGGGGGCAGACGCTCTGGCAGCGGCGGTCACGGAGGCCCCAGGCCCCACGACGGTTTCCCGCACGACCACGCGGACGACTGACTTCACCCGCACCACGTCTTCGACCACCACCAGGCGGACCATCGAGGACACCATTGAAGGCGGCGAGCGGTTTGTCGTCGAGCTTGCCTACCGCATCCGCTACGCGAACACCGCGCAGCAGGCCCGCCGGATCGCCTCCCGACACTTCCAAGGGAGGGGCGCCTGGGACGCCTTCTCCGAGATGTGGACTGGCGCCCTCCTGTCCTCCCCGAAGACGCACATGGTCGGCGCCCTCGCCTCCACCTTCCGCCTCGGCTTGCAGACGCCCGTGGAGCGGCTGATGGCGGGCGTCCTCCAGGCCGGCACGGGGAACTTCGAGAGCGGCTGGCGGAACATGCGCGAGGCGGTCTACCAGTATGAAGGGATGGTCCGGTCGCTGAACGACGCGGTGCGCCTCGCCGGGCGGGCCATGCGCGAAGGCGACAGCCTCATCGACCCCAGCCGGACGCAGCTTGAACACGCAACCGGCGCCTTCAACGCCAGCACCTTCGGTGTGAACGACAACTCCTTCGCCAGCTTCGTCGTGAACGGGCTTGGCGCCGTCGCCCGCGCGCCGAGCAACCTTCTCGTGACGCAGGACGAGTTCTTCAAGCAGCTTGCCTACCGAGGCCGCGTTTACGCCATGGCGCGGCGGGAAGCGGGGGACATGGGGCTCAACGCGCAGCAGGCGGCCGAGCATATCGAGCGCCGCATCGCCGGCTCCCTCGATGGCACCACAGGGCGCGGCACCCAGGACGAGGCCCTCGCCTATGCCCGGCAGATCACCTTCACCGACGAGTTTGGGGAAGGCTGGCTGTCCGAGATCGGCCGAGGCGTGCAGCAGTTCAAGGCGCGTGCGCCCTGGTTCCATGTCGTGATGCCCTTCGTGCGCGTTCCCACGAATGTCCTCCGTGAGGTGGTCAACACGAACCCGATCACGGCAGGCTTCCAGCGGGAGTTCCGTGCGGAGTTGGCGGCTGGCGGTGATCGCGCTGCGATGGCGATGTCTCGCCTCGGGACCGGCACGGCAGTGAGCCTCCTGGCGGTCCACTGGGCGCTCGACGGCACCATCACTGGGGCCGGCCCGAGTAACCCCCAGGCGCGTCGCGGGCAGAGCGGCTTCGACTACCAGCCAAACTCCATCCGCATCACTGACGACGACGGGACGACCCGCTACATCTCCTACAACCGGGCCGACCCCTTCGGCGTTATCCTCTCCATTGCCGCCACCATCGCGGACATTGCGAGGGACATGGAGATGGAGACGCGGGACAGCCGGCTCGACGATGCGATCTTCCTGATGGTCGCGGGTGCGACCAAGGCGCTCGCATCGAAGACCTACGCCACGGGCCTCCTTCAAGTCGCGTCCGCCATCGCTGACGGCGACGCGCGCACCGAGGTGGTCCTGCGCTCCCTGGCGGCCACCCTGGTGCCGGCCATTACGCGCGACCTGTCGCACTCCACCTACGGGAACGAATACTTCCGGGAGGCGACCACCATCGCGGAAGCCATGCGTGCGCGCACCCCGGGCTTCGGGGACGTGGACGTGCGGTTCAACGCCCTTGGCGACCCCGTGCGGATGCCCACCGGGGCCGGTCCCTCAGTTGTCCCCCAGGCGGTGCTGAACGTGATCTCTCCGTTCGCCATGACGCGCGTGGATGGGGCCGACACGGTGGGGCGCGAACTGCTGCGCCTCCAGATGCACCACAACGCCGGCTTCTCCCCGCCCTCGCCCAACCCCGGGAACGTGGGGATCGACCTTCGCGACTTCCGCCTCCCCGAGGGTGGCACCGCACACGGCCGTCTCCAACAACTGGTCGGGGAGGTGACGCCGGGCGGCCGGAACATCCGGGCCGCGTTCGAGACGCTGTTCGCCTCGGAACGCTACGCGCGTGCGACGGACGGCACGGGCGACATCAACGGAACCCGGATGCAGATGGTGCAGTCGCTGTTCCAGGGATACCACCAGGCGGCCCTCGCGGAACTCCAGAAGGAACTGCCTGAGGTCCGCGATGCGATCCGCGCCCGTATGCTCCTCCAGCGCGACGTGCAGCGTGAAGGCGGCCCGGCGGTGATCGAGCGGCGTCGCCGGCCGCAGGCTCCCACCCTGGAGCAGATGTTCGAGAACCAGCCGTAACCCAAGCCGGGGCCTCTGCGGAGACGCATGCCCCGGCCCTCCCCTGCAAGGAACAACATGCCCTCCTATGTGACCTATACGGGGAACGGCAGCACGACCGACTTCGCCGTCCCCTTCCCCTACATCGCCCGCAGCCACGTCACGGCGAAGGTGAACGACGTGACGACCTCCTTCACCTGGGTCACCTCGTCGGTCATTCGGATCACCCCGGCGCCCGCCAGCGGGGTCTCCGTTTATGTCTCGCGGAACACGCCGCTGTCGGTGCCGCTGGTGCTTTGGCAGGACGCAGCCAACCTCAAGGCGGCAGACCTCGTCCTGGACACCCAGCAGACGCTCTACGCCTCCGAGGAGGGGCGCGACTACATTGACCAGCAGGTTGTCGCCCTCACGACCCAGGTCAACCAAGCCATCATCGGGGGCAACGGCGTGCCCTCGGTTGGCGCCCCCCAGGTGGGCCGCCTGCTGCGCGCCACCGCTGTCGGCGTCTATAGCTGGGTGGATGCGGCCTCCGCACGCCTCGGCATCGGCGCGACCACGATAGGGTCGGCGCTCATCACCGCTGCCACCCAGGGGGACGCCCGAGCGGCCCTTGGGGTGAACACCACGGGCTCCCTGCTGATGTCCGCTACGGACGCGGCCAGCGCCCGAACCACCCTCGGCTTCACCGCCACCGGCTCCTCGCTGGTGCAGGCGGCTGACGCTGCGGCGGGCCGAGGCGTTCTCCTCGCGCCCCCGCTCCCGACCGCTTCGGCAGGCTTCGGCCAGTGGCTTGTCATCCAGGCCGCCCTCGGCGCCGCCCTGGTGCTGCCCGCTGGTGGCACCTGGGGGTGGTTCGCCATCCAGTTCAACGCCACCGGCAACATCACGAGCTACGCTTCCAACGTCACGGCCGGGGGCTCCACGCTGGCCGCTGCGGTGGCCGGGCAGGCGTGGTGCGGCTTTGCCTGGAGAATCGCATGACGATCAACCTGCTGCACGCTCGCACCGATGGCACCTTCGTCATCGAGCGCAACGGCTACCCCTATCATGTCACCCACGCCGACCCCCTGTGGCGCAGCGCGAAGGCGGCCTTCGAGGAGAACCCCTCGCTACCCCCCGAGGAGCCCCCGGTGGTAACCGCCTTGCCGCCGACCAGGCTCAAGACCCCGTTGGAGTTCTTCGACCGCTTCACGGCGGACGAGGAGGCGGCCATCGGAAAGGCCGCCCTGTCGAACGCCCAGGTTCTCCTGTGGCTGACCAAGGCGGCCGGGGCGTCCACCATCGACCTCGATGATGCGCGCACGCAGGCGGGCGTAGGGTTGCTCGTCCAGGCGGGCCTCCTGACCCCCGAGCGGATGCAGGAGGTTCTCGCGTGACCCAAGCGACCGAACCGAACCTGATCCTGCTGATCGGCAAGATGGATGGGAAGCTCGACACGCTCCTCATCCGCCACGACGCCCATGAGCGGCGCATTGGCACCCTCGAAGCGTTCCAGAACAAGGCCATCGGCTGGGCTGCCGCTGTCTCGGCTGCGGTGGCCGCCGCTGCGGACTTCCTCCTCCCCCTCCTGAAAGGACAATGACCACATGCTCACCTTCCTGACCGGCTCCGACCCGAACTCCTGGGTGTCCCTGGTGGACGCCCTCATCACCTTCTTGGTCGCCGTGGCGGCCGTGACGCCGACCGACAAGGATGACGGCGTGGTGTCCCGTATCGCCAATGTGTGGGGCACCTTCTTCTCTGCGTTGTCGAAGCGGTGAGTCTGACCGACGACCTGCTTCGCGACCTCCATGACGCCCTGCTGAAGAACCTCCTCGCCCGCATCAAGAGCGGCGAGGAGGTCAAGGCAGCCGATCTGGAGGTGGCGCGCAAGTTCCTGGCCGACAACGGCGTGAACGCGGACGCGGAGCGCAACCACGGTCTGAAGACGCTCAACACGGGCGTCCTCGCCAACCTCCCCTTCACTGAACTGAGGGCCTAACCTATGCTCATGTCCGTCGCCCCCCCGGTCGGGCGCATCATCCTCCCCGCCATCAGCCAGTTCACCACGTTCGCCAACTCTCCCGACCTTCTTTTCGCCCTCCCGGTTGCGCGCTTCATGCGCCCGGTTTTCGTGGACGCCATCGGCTGCCGGGTGAACACCATTGGTGTGGGGCCGAATCTGAACGCCCGTATGGGCATATACCGCAGCCGCAATGGGCTCCCCGGCGAACTGCTGTTCGACAGTGGCTTGGTGTCGGTGGGCAGTACGGGCGGCCGTTCCGTGGTGATGGACGGCGTCCTGCCGTGGTCCCTCTCGGATCATGCTTTGTGGACCTGCTTGGTCGCCCAAAACGGGAACTCCACGAACACCACCTTTTGCGTCTCCCAGACGACTGGCACGGGCAACACCGTCATCTCCCTCGGCGTGTCCGACTTCGGAAACATTCCGTTCACCACGGGCTCCCTTCCGTCCAGCCTGGTTGCCAACCACATCGCCACCGACCCCTTGCCGGCGGAAGGCAGCGCGCTGAACTGGTCGGTCTTCCTCAACACCGGCGCGCCCATCGTGGGCCTCAGGCGCGCCCTGTAGGCCCGCATAGGGGCCTCAAGGCTTTCCGGCTACTACCCTAGCTGGGGCCTCACCAGAACCCCTCAGGCGCCCTCCCAGGGCCGTCCTGAGGGGTGTCTGCGGGCTACCCATGCCGTCGCTCCTAAGTGAGGCATCGTGGCACCCAAGAAGCCGCCTATCGACACCACCGCGACCCAGGGGGGTGACCCCCTCGCGGCTGACTTCCGCAACTTCCTGTTCGTGATCTGGGGACACCTCGGCCTCCCAGCCCCGACCGGGGTTCAGTATGACATCGCCCGCTACCTTCAGCACGGCCCCCGCAGGCGCGTCGTCATGGCGTTCCGAGGGGTGGGCAAGTCGTGGATCACGGCGGCCTACGTCCTGTGGCTGCTCTACCGGAACGCCGACCACAAGGTCATGGTCGTCTCCGCGAGTGCCGACCGGGCGCGGCACTTCTCGCTGTTCTGCAAGAGGCTCATTGAGGAGGTGGCGCACCTCCAGCACCTCAAGCCCAGGCCCGGCCAGCGCACCTCGCTGGAGGCGTTCGATGTAGGCCCGGCGAAGACCGACCAGTCCCCGAGCGTCAAGTCGGTGGGCATCACGGGGCAGCTTACGGGTTCCCGTGCGGATACCATCGTGGCTGACGACGTGGAGGTGGCGAACAACTCCGACACCGTGGGCAAGCGCGAGAAGCTGGCCGAGCAGGTGAAGGAGTTCGATGCCGTCCTCAAGCCTGGGGGCGAGGTGGTCTACCTCGGCACGGCGCAGACCGAGGAGAGCCTCTATACGAAGCAACTGGAGGCGCGTGGCTATGAGGTTCGCATCTGGCCGGTGCGCTACCCCACCGCCGACCAGCGGACCAAGTATGGCTCCCGCCTGGCGCCCTGGATCACCGACCAGATCTTCAGAGGCACCCCCGAGGGCTCCCCGGTGGAGCCCACCCGCTTCCCCGACAGTGAGATCACAGAGCGTGAGTTGAGTTATGGGCGAGCAGGCTTCGCCCTCCAGTTCATGCTCGACACGGCGCTGTCCGACGCCGACCGATACCCGCTGCGTCTCCGCGACCTGATCGTCATGTCGTGCCACCCAAGGCTGGCCCCCGTGGAGCTTCATTGGGGAGGCGGCAGCGAGCAAGTGGTCCCCGACCTCCCCCAGGTGGGCTTCACGGGCGACCGCTGGCATCGGCCCTTCATGGTCAGCAAGGAGAACTGGGCGCCCTACCAGGGCGTGACCATGTTCATCGACCCTGCCGGCCGAGGGAAGGACGAGTGCGCCTATGCCGTGGTGGCGATGTCGAGGGGGATGCTGTTCCTCCTCGACTGCCGGGGGCTCACCGGGGGCTACTCCGAGGAGAACCTCAGGAAGCTCGCCGAGGCGGCCAAGCGGTGGGGCGTGAAGGCGATCCGGGTGGAGAGCAACTTCGGCGACGGCATGTTCCTCCGGCTTCTCCAGCCGGTGCTCCAGCAGGTCTACCCCTGCACCACCGAGGAAGTCCGCTCGTCGAAGCAGAAGGAACTCCGCATCATCGACACCCTGGAGCCGGTGCTGAACCGACACCTGCTGGTCGTGGACGAGGCCCTCGTGCGAGAGGACGCATCGAACTACAACCAGCACCCCGTGGAGAAGGCCCACCAGTTCGCCCTGTTCTGGCAACTGACCCACATCACGCGGGAGAAGGGCGCCCTGCTGCACGACGACAGGCTGGACGCCCTGGCAGGCGCCACGGCCTACTGGACGGAGCAGCTAGGGCTCGACCATGAGGAGGCCGCCAGGAGGCACCGAGACGGGCTTCTGGAGAAGGAACTGGAGGGCTTCATCGACGAGGCCACCGGGGGCTCCTCCCGAGGAACCCTCTGGTTCTCCCTGCCGAGATCGGAGGGAGTTCGTATAGGATCTCCTTAGGAGGATGAGGACTGTAGGTAACCTCAGTAGGGAAGCCCTAAGGAGACTCCTAAGGGGCTCCTATAGATATTCTTAAGGATAGGGTAGCAGATGTGTGGTCTCCCTTCAAGGGAAAACTCCCTCCCGGGAGCTACCCCTTGGGGGCGCCTAGGATGCCCGCACAGGGGCCTTCGGTCTTCCCCGCTACTGGGGTAGCTGGGAGGGCTCCAGAGGGGCTCCAGCGGGCATCCTAGGCGGTTCTGGAGGGGTGTCTGATGGTGCCCTAAAGGGGTCTGGATGTTTGTTGTCCATGTCTGAGGAGGGCATCGATAGGGTCGCCTCGCCGCACTCCCCCCGTAGGGGAGCCGGCCGGCGGCCCTCTTGGCGTCCTACCGGAGGCCCCCGTGCCACACGATGGCGCCACAAGCGGGCGGAAAGCGGCGGAAAACCTAGGCTTGCGGCGGATTGTGCATCCGCAAGGGGGCCAGGTCGGGGGGCCAGGGGCGATCCCGGGGGCGATCCGGCCGGCGGCCCGGGGGCGATCCCATGGGCGGCCCGATGCTGCGGCGGGCGGCCGGCAGCATCTGTCCCTTTTCGGCCTGGGGGCGATCCCGAGGGCGGCCTGGGGGCGATCCCGAGGGCGGCCTGGGGGCGATCCCGAGGGCGATCCCGAGGGCGGCCTGGGGGCGGCCTGGGGGCGGCCTGGGGGCGATCCCGAGGGCGGCCTGGGGGCGATCCCGAGGGCGGCCTGGGGGCGATCCCGAGGGCGGCCTGGGGGCGGCCTGGGGGCGGCCCGAGGGCGGCCCGGATCGCGCCCCGCGACAGACCATGATCCCGCGCCCGCATCGCGCGAGCATTGTAGACGCGAGGATCGCCCCTCCCGATGCCGCCCGGAAACCCGCAGGAAACCGCCAAAAATGCACTTTTTTTTTGTTTTCCTGCATTTTTCCCTTTACGGCGTTTTTGCCCGGCGCTAAGGGTTGGGCACCGGACGGCCAGATGGTCGGACGGGGAGGCCCTCCGGTGGAGGGCGGGGACGATCCCCTGGTGTCGCGCTGGCTGGTCGCCACCGCACGGTCCGCAACGGCGGAACACCACGCAACCGGGCGGAAGCGGCGCAATAGCGCAGGCCCGCCATAAGCAATCCATCCCATCGTCCGCCCATCCGGCCGCCCGGTCGCGCATCGCAAGCGCGCCACCTACCACGCTGGAGCCTACCCCATGCCCTTCGATGATACGGGCTTCGCGCCCATCGCCACCGTCAAGGCCGCCGCCGACATCGCCGGTAGCCTCGGCTACCCGTCCAAGATGCCGGGCACCGCCTACGGCATCCCCGCCGCCGCCTGCCATGTCGGCGCCAAGCTGCACAATGTGCCCGACACGGTTTGCAGCGATTGTTACGCCCTCAAGGGGAATTACACTTTCCCGAGCGTCGCCGCCGCGCAAGGCAAGCGCCTCGCCGCCATCGACAATCCGCGATGGGTTCCGGCGATGGTCAAGATGCTGCGCCACGCCCACGGGCTGGACACTGGCAAGCCTGCCGCCGCCGTCACTTCGCCGGGCTGGCACCGCTGGCACGATAGCGGTGACCTGCAATCTGTGGCGCATCTGGTCGCCATCTGTGACGTCGCTCGCAGCACGCCCGAATTGCGCCATTGGCTGCCCACCCGTGAGGTCGGCGTCCTCGCCGCCTTCGAAGCCGCCGGCCATGTCATCCCCGAAAACCTGACGGTGCGGGTGTCGGCCACGAAGATTGACGGGGCGCCCTCGGCGCGCCATGCCCAGACTTCCAGCGTCTATCACAAGGCCGCGCCTCGGGCCGGCGCGCATGTGTGCCCTGCTTACCTACAGGGCGGCGTGTGCGGCGCCTGCCGGGCCTGCTGGTCCCGTGACGTCGCCGAGGTGGCCTACCCGCGCCACTAACCATCCCTAAGCGGGGCGCCTCCCTCGGGGGCGCCCTTGCGCGACCTTCTGTCAGCCCTCGGTTTCGCCGGGGGCTGGTCGATGGCCGTGCCATCCGCGCATCGCAAGCGCGCAACCCACCGCCACAGGAGACACCCATGGAACGCCCTCAGGCCGACGAGCTTGAGCAGGCCCGCGCGACCACCATTCGCCACCTGCTGAACGCCCTCTCCCTTCACAGCGAGGCCGTGGAGGCTGGCCGCCTCGACGAGGCCGCCCGCCACCGCGCTCGCTGCCGGCGCCTGCTCGCCGCCGCCCGCGCCCTCCAAGCCAGCATCGAGGAGTCACGCTGATGCTCGTCCGCGTCTTCCGCAACATCACCGCCGGGCGCCTCCACGGCTCGCCCACCTACTCCATCCAGGCCCGCGTGAAGGGTTCCTGGCGCACCGTGGCGCACGCCTCGCATGTGGACCTGACGGCGCCCGACCAGGGCGGCGTGCGCTTCCCGGTGAGCGCCGCCGGAGTAGCCCGCATCCGCACCTTCGGGCGCAAGCAGGTGGTCGCCACGGTGGTTGGTCATCTGGTCGCCTGGCGCTGCGCTGGCCGCCTCCTTCTCAAGCCCTTCGTCCTGGGGACGCCCATCGAGGAAGCCCTGCTGGCCTACCACGAGCCCAGCCGGGAGGCGTTCGAGACGAGCGACGGCGCCGACCAGTGGTCCCGCGCCACGTTCAACCCGTATCGCCACGAGAGCTTCATGGTCGGCGATCAGCGCCTCGCCGCCGCGCATGGCGCCCTCCTGACCGACCGGGGGCTGTTCGCCCTCGGCCCGTTGGACACCTTCCTGCCCGCCTGATGAGGCCCCCACGCAGGGGCCGAAACGCCGCGCCTCGCAAGGGGCGCGCCGTCGCGGATCGCGTGTAGCACCGCCGGCCCTCGCAGGCTGCAACCCCACCACGAAAGGGAGTCTTCCCTATGCAAAACCGTAAATCAGGCCGCCAAATCGCCGTGTCCGATCTGCGCAACCCGAGGCCGGGGGTGCGTGCTACCGTCCTGGCGGTTCGCGAGGGGTTCACCCACGGCTTCACCGGGCAATGCTACTCCGACGAACGCGAGCTATGTCGCCAGGTGCGGGCGAAGGCCGGCATCTCCGGCGCCTTGACCGCCTACGTTTTGCAGGCGATCGGTGAGGCTTACGCAGTCGGCCGATTGGCGGGCGCCGGTATGGCGCGCGACTACCGCGACATGGCACCCGAGCGGCGCGCCGCCCTGGCCACCACCTTGTGGCCCGCGAGGACCGTCCTGCCGAGGACGATGGAACCGGTTTTGCAGGCTGTCCTGAACAGCTTCAAGCGCCAGCCCGATGCGCCGGAGGATGTCGTCCCGGCGGATGGCTCCGGCCCTGTCGCGCAATGGTGGTGAGGGGGCGCCCGATGAGACTGGTCACACTCTACCGGGTCGAGCACGCCGAGACGGGGTGCGGCCCCTACCGGCCCATTTGTGGCATGGGCTACAGCCACGACATCAACCCCCTCCGCCACCCAACGCCTTCCCTCGCCCAAGACCCCCACCTCTGCGCGGCGGTGGCCGTGGTCGAGGATCGCGCCGCCCGCTCTGGGCGGGGCCTACACTTCCACCGCCACCACGACTCCGATTGCGAGGGGCGCTTCGCCTTCCCGAGCCTCAAGGCGCTCTCCCGGTGGTTCTGGAAGGAGGATCGTGAGGTGCTGGAAGCTCGCGGCTATGTGGTGCGGGTCTACCGCGTGCCCGCCGATGCCGTGGCCCGGTCGGAGCGCCAAGCGGTGTTCCTCCCGGCCGCCGCGCGATGCGTCGGCACGCGCGCCCTGGTGAGCCTCAAGGAGGCCGCCTCGTGATCCGCCTCCTGCTCCTCCTGCCGGGCGCCGTGGCCTGCGCCGCCTGGCTCTACCTCGCCGCCTTCCTCATCGCCGTCTTCGGAGTGTGACATGAAGCCCTACCCCCGACACCCGCGCCCGCTGGACCACCTCGACCACGCCCTGGTGGACGTCGAGGCGGTCGCCGCTGGTGCCCACGAGAAGCGCGCCCGCTGGGCTGCCCGCGTGCAGCAGCTACAGGCCGAGGGCTTCACCTGCCGGCTCGCCTGGGAGATCGCCGAACTGGAGGTCTATGGCCGCGCCTCCCCCGCGTGGACCGGCCGCTGACCCTCAGACGCCCTCCGGTGGTGACACCGGGGGGCTTGGTGAGGGCCAGCCGCTAGGCTAGCCTCGTGCTGCTCCGTGGTAGGGGCAGGCCGGGGGGTGCGACTTCCACCCGCGAGGGTGGTTGCCCCCGGCCACATACCACGGCCCGTCCTGCGGTCACCGACCGCTTCCCCGCACCGCCGCGCCGTCGCCCCTCGCAGGGGACGCGCGAGCGTGCCCCAAGGTTCCCCTGAGGGGGGCCACCCACCTACCACACAAGGAGACACGAGCATGTCGCTCGACGCCACGAACCACGACGCCCTCCGGCTCGCCATCAAGAACGTGCTGTTCACTTCCCCCATCGGAGGGAGCATCGCCGCCTTCGAGGCGACGACCGACCGCATCCTGGCGCTTGTCGCCAAGGCGCCGGCGCCCACCCTGCCGTCCCCCCTGGAGGACTACCTGACGCCCTGCCCCTGGGGGCACGCCACGGTGATCGGCTGGCTGGCCGAACACCGGCCCGAACTGATCGCCACCCTGGGCGACGCCGCCGGTTGCACCCAGCGCGACGGCTTCTGGCTGGCGCACCGCTGCCGCGAGCGGGGGATCGCCGAGGTCTGGGTGAGGGCGCCGAAGGTCATGCAGGACCAGGGCATCGACCGCATCCGCGCCTACCCGGTCAGGCTGGTGGAGGAACGGTTTCAGCACTGAATGAGGGTTGCGCAGCAGGCAGATAATCCTATATCCAGAACGGAGGGGGGCCGCAATGCTGCGCCGTGTGGCCCCCTCACCGCAACCTCCACGGGGACTGCTGAATGTTCATCAAAATTGGACGCCTTGAGGTTTTCGCCACGAGGAACTATCCTCCGCTGCGGGATGTTTTCCCGACAGTGCGTGCGGGTGGAGACCCTGTCGGCAAAACGCTGTGGGCGTGGTGGCTCGGGGTGGAGGCGGTCCTGACCTGGGCGCCTCCCCGCAACGCGAAAGGAACGGAACAATGCCTGGCATCCCAGATGCCTCCAGTCTGAGGGGCGCTCTCGCCTCTCTCCGCGACGGCATGGGCAAGGATTCGGAGGTGCAAACCCTCCTCACCCTCCTGCTCATCGCGGAGGGGGGCGAAGTGCCCATGGCGGACCTCCAGCGGTCGCTCGGCATCGGGGCCAGCGCCATGTCCCGCAACATCGGGATGCTGTCTTCGACTGGTTACCGGAACGGAGGCCAGCAGCAGATGATCGATGGGCTGGCGCTGGTGGAGTCCTGGGAGAACCCGTTGGACCGCCGCCAGAAGCTGGTGCGCCTGACCCCCAAGGGGCGCGGCGTGGTGACCCGCGCGCTCAAGCACGTTAGCAAGGGAGGTTGACATGCCGGTGACCCCGCGTGGCTCCTCCTGGCAGGCGAGCGTGTCCCACAAGGGGAAGCGCGCCCGTGCCGACTTCCCGACCAAGGCCGAGGCCGAGGCTTGGCACGCCGATGCTCTGGCCGCGCTCCTGAACAGCCGCGCGATCCCAGCCTCGCAGCGGCGCCCAGAGGGCAAGGCCGCGATCACCGGGATGCCCATACACGAGGCCCTTAAGGCCACCGAGCGCGGCCGGTGGGCGCAGGCCAAGAGCGCCGCGAAGCTCTCCCTGTGCGGCGAGGCGGTGGTCCGCTACTTCGGTCACTGGCGGGACATCGCGACGATTACCACCAGCGACATCGCTCGGATGCAGCGAGACCTCACCGCCTCGGGCGATGGGCCGGCCACCGTGAACCGCAAGGTGTCCGCCCTCGGTGCTATGTTCCGCGAGGCCGAGGTCCGCACCGACTTCCGGGTGGCGATGCCGCGCTTCCCCCAGCGCCTCGACGAGGGCGACAACGGGCGGCAGGCGATCCTCCTGACCGAACAGGTGGAGGCCGTGGCTGCCTGGTTGCGCCGCGTCGGAGACACCGAGACGGCCGACCTCGTGGAGGTGCTCTACTGGTCTGGCATCCGCATGGGCGAGGCCGAGCGGCTGAACCTGTCGGACGTGGTGACCCCCCAGGTGGGGCGAGGGTTCCTGCGCGTCATCAACGGGACCAAGAGCGGCAAGCCGCGCGACGTTCCCATCGTGAAGCAACTCCAGGCCACCATCCAGCGCCGCCGCGCCGAGATCGCGGAGCAGCAGAAGGTGGTCCCCTACCTGAACCGGAAGGGCGTCCGCCTGTTCCCCGGCCTGCGCCCCTACGCCGCGCTGCGCGCCTTCCAGCGGGCCTGCCGGGCGCTGGGCATCGAGGGGGATGACATCTGCCTGCACACCCTCCGGCACTCCTGCGGGAGCCGGTTGATGCGCGAGGGGGTGCAGCCCCGGATCATCATGGACTGGATGGGGCACTCCACCCCCTCCATGATGGTGCGCTACTCGCGCGTCATGTCCGCCGACCTTGCTGCGGCGGCCGACAAGCTCGACGCGGGATAGCCTCCCGGCGCCTCGGCTGGACACCGGGCAAGGCACGGGGCTACCTTAGATCCGCTGGCGCCGTGGCAGATCGGTTATGCTCAGGACTGCAAATCCTGCGAGCCCGGTTCGACTCCGGGCGGCGCCTCCACAATCCGCTGACAACCCGAGGCTCCCCGCTTGTGGCACCGCGTGTCGCATCATGTGACATGTGGCTGCCACAAGCGGCGAACCCCTGGAAACTCTAGGGCTCCCGGCCGCTGCCCGGACTGCAAATCCGCAGTCTACCGCAACCCTAGAGGGGACCGCCCCCTAAGTAGCTGGGCCGCCTAGGGAAAAACCTAGGGATTCCCTAGGTCCGACCTCCCCCTCCCCCGCATCGGATTTCTGTGGCGGCGCCACAAAGCGGCATCCCTGCCACAACTTTCGGGGCATCCCTCCCGCTGTTCGCACCACACCCTTTAGGGGGTGAACGGTCTAGCGTGGGGATGGGGAGGGTTTTCCCCACGCTTCCCTCAAGGCGCCGCCGAAGGCTTACCCCCCAAGGAGAACCCGTATGCCGATCACTACGGAGCAGATCGAGCGCCAGAAGGCGCTGGAGGTGGAGATGTTCGGTGCATCAGCCTCCCGCTATCGCGCCCAGGTGGCTGCCGCCGTGGCCTCGGGGAGGGAGGATGAGACTGGCTACGGCAGCCGGATGCTCCAGGCGTGCGTCGATCCGCTGGCTCGGGCGATCCGCGAGGCGCTGGATGCGGTGAAGGAGGGGAAGGCCGGTCGCCATCACAAGGCGCTCGGCTATCTCGCCCTGCTCCCCCCCGAGGTGGTCGCCTACATCACCATCCGAACCGCTCTGGCTCAGGTCTCCCAGGAAACGAAGATGAACGCCCTGTGCATCGGCATCGGGCGTCGGGTGGAAGACGAGGTGCGCTTCCGGCTCATTCAAGAGCGTGACCCCGACCTCATCGCGCGGCTGGTGAAGATGGTGGAAAAGTCCAAGCACTATGCCCACAAGCGGCGCGCCCTGTCGGCCATCGTGGGCCGGGAGGGCTACGCGAGGGCCGACTGGTGGTCGGAAGAAGACCTGTATCACATCGGCCTCTGGCTGTTCGACCGACTGCGGCACACCTCGGGCTTCTTCGAGATCGAGATGCGGAAGACCGGCCTGAAGACCCAGGTGCAGGTGGTCCGCGCCTCCGAGGCGTGCATCAAGTGGATCGCCGGGTGCCGAACCGCACACGAACTTCTCCAGCCCGTCTTCTGGCCCACGGTGATACCGCCCCGTCGCTGGAAGGGCATCTTCGGGGGCGGCTATTGGGGACGGATGCCCCGCCCTCTGTGCCTGGTTAAGGCGCTCGGGACGGAGGACTACCTGACCGAATTGGCGAACACCGACCTGTCCCAAGTGTGCGAGGCGGTCAACCTTGTGCAAGACACCGCCTATGCGATGAACACCTGGGTGCTGGATCGCCTGGAGGAAGCCGCCGCTGCCGGCCGCCCCATCAAGGGCGTCCCGGTGCCGCCCCCGCTGGACACGATGCCGCCCAGGCCGGCGGACATCGATACCAACGAGGCCGCCCGCAAGGAGTGGCGTCGGGCCGCAGCGTTGTGGCACGAGGAGCGCACCGCCTCGACCTCCAAGCTGATCCAACTGGGGCTGATCCTGGCGCAGGCTCGCCGGTTCCGCGACGAGCCCCGCTTCTACCTGCCCTGTCAGTTGGACTTCCGGGGGCGCCTCTATTACCTCCCCCTGCTGTCGCCGCAGGGGCCGAAGGTGGTGCGGGGGCTGCTCCAGGCGGCCGACGCGCGCCCCATCGAGACGGAGGAGCAAGCTGGCTGGCTGATGATCCACGTCGCCAACACCTTCGGCTTCGACAAGGCCGACTATTCCGACCGCATAGGCTGGGTGGTCGAGCGCGAGGAGCGGGTGATCCAGGCCGGCACCGATCCCTGGGCAGATACCTGGTGGACCGAGGCGGACTCCCCGTGGGAGTTCCTGGCGGCCTGCCGCGACTATGCCGGGTTGAAGGCGCACGGCTACGGCTACCCGTCAAAGCTGCTTGTCTATATGGACGGGACGTGCAACGGCCTCCAGCACCTGTCCGCCATGCTGCGCGATCCCGTGGGCGGCGCTGCCGTCAACCTCGTCCCAGGCGACAAGCCCTCCGACATTTACGCCCGGGTCTGGGGCGTCACCGAGGAGAAGCTGCGCCTTATCGCTTCCCTTGAGGGGCAGGATGGAACCTGGGCGCGCAAGTGGCTGGCGGTCGGCGGTGACCGGAAGCTGGTGAAGCGCATCGTCATGTGCCTGCCCTATGGGCTGGGTCAGTTCAGCGCCCGCAAGTATCTGCGGGAGGCCACGATGGAGCGGCTGGCGTCCCGGCCCGACAAGCCCTTTGCCTTCGTGCAGGAGGATGGTCAGGAGACGGATGGCGTCATGGCCGCCGTCACTTGGCTGGCGCCCCATGTGTGGTCCGCTATCGGGGAAGTCGTGGTGGCCGCCCGACAGGCGATGGAGTGGATGCAGAAGTGGGCTGCCGCCGTCGCCCAGGGCGGTCTCCCCGTCTCGTGGACGACGCCTGACGGGCTTACTGTCCAGCAGCGGTATCGCCTGGACACGCGCAAGCAGATCGACACGGTGCTGCTCGGCAAGGTGAGATACCGGGGCGAGATCACGGTGAAGCTGGAGGAGGTGGACGCCCGCGCGCAGCGGACAGGCATCGCCCCCAACTTCGTCCACTCGCTGGATGCTGCGGCGCTGCGCGGGTATGTGCGCCTCGGGGCGCTCAACGGGCTGGCGGCTTTCGCCGTGGTCCACGACAGCTACGGTGCCCACGCGGCAGACATTCCGATGATGCAGGCGTGTCTGCGTGAGGCGTTCCACGACCTCTATGCGGGCGCCAACATTCTCGAACGCCTCCGCGAGGAACTCACCCCGCTCGTCGCGGAGGATGCCCTCGCTGAACTCCCCCCGGTGCCGCCTATGGGTAGCCTGGACCTCGCCCAGGTGAAGGAGTCCGCCTTCTTCTTCGCCTGATCTTCCCCTTAAGGGAGCGCCTCCCTGCCACCGAGGCGCCCCTGGGGGTTTTCCCCACACTTCCCTCAGACACCCGAGGGTTACCCATGAACCATTCCGTAGTGATCCGTCTCGGCGCCGCCGGGCGGGTCATAAGGCTGCCAGGGGCGGCATCCCTGGCAGCCAACAGCGAGCAAGGCCGCATCGCCTCCCGCCTCATCCGGGAGGCCCTCGACGCGCGCCGCCTCGCGAACACCGAGGGGGCGTCGGTGAGCGCCCCATCCCGCCAGGAGGTCACCGCGTGAACCGAGACTGCATGAATAACGCCAACCCCGAGGCTGTGGCCGAGTGCGCCATGGCCGTGATCGACGCGGTGCAGACGCGCCGGGAGGCCGTGCGCCCTCTCGGTGTCGCCGCCGCGCTGCTGCTCGTCGCCGAGCGCCTGGGCGTCGAGCCTCAGGACATTGCGACCGTGGCGCGTAACCTGATGCTGTCCCCCTCGGGGCAGCGCATCCCCGAGTTCCGCGCCGTCGCGGAGTATGTTCGGAACGAGGTGCCCCGGTGATGCCCCGCCCGATCATGCCGGTGCGCCTGTTGGCGCGCCTGTTCTACGCCGTGGGCGACGACCTCTACTGGCACCACCCGCAAGACAGTCGCCTTGCGGCGCTCGGCCTCGCCCTCTACCGCTGGGGCGACCGACTCATGGGCTACCGCTGATGACTCGCCATGAGCGCATCGCCGCGAAATTGCACGCGCGTGGGCGGCCTCTCCCCCTCGACCTGATCGTCGCCCTGCTCGCGCAGGGGATCGACCCGTCGATCTACTCCTGAAACCCACCTAACAAGGAGCCGCAAAGTGGCAGAGAAGAAGAAGGTCGAGATCCTCACGTCGCCCATCGGCACGCTCGGCAAGTTCCCGAAGCTGAAGACCCCCGACGAATACAAGGGGAAGAAGACCTTCAAGGCGGACCTCATCCTGTCCGCCGAGGAGGCTGCACCCATCATCAGCCGCATCAACGAGATGATGCCGGCGGCGCGGGCGGCCTACGCGGAGGCCCTGAAGGAGGCCAAGGCGAAGGCGGCGAAGGCCGGCAAGAAGCTCAACCTCGACGAGCCGAAGGAGCATCTCCCGTTCTACGATGTGTGCGACGCGGAGGGAGTCGAGACGGGCGACATCGCCCTGAAGTTCAAGTCGTCCGCCGAGTATGAGGACAAGAAGACCGGGCAGGCGAAGGCCCGCTTCATCTCCTTCTGGTCCGCCAGCGGCAAGCACATCGACCACAAGGACAAGCCCGACCTGTGGGGCGGCAGCCGCGTCCGCATCGCCTACTCCATGAGCCCCTTCGGCAACCTCGCGGCCGGCATCGGCGTGAGTCTCCGCATCGAGGCCGTGAAGGTGATCCAGGCGGTGGGCAAGGGCGACGGCGGCGACGCCGCTCGCTACGGCTTCGGCGACGCGGAAGACGGCTATGAGCCGGAGGACAGCACACGCGCCGGCATGGAGGGCGATGAAGGCGCCGCCTCGGACGACGAGGATGCGCCGGCCTTCTGACCGCTCCCGCTCCGCTGCGGAGGTCGGCCGTGTGGCCGGCTTCCGCTCGGGGCTGGAGGACAAGATCGCGGCGTCCCTCAAAGCGAGGGGCGTCGCGGTTGGCTATGAGTGCATGACACTCGAATACACCCTGCCCGAGAAGGTGCGGCGATACACTCCCGACTGGCGCCTTCCCAATGGCGTCATCGTGGAGAGCAAGGGGCGGTTCGTGACCGCCGACCGACAGAAGATGCTCGCCGTCAAGGCGCAGCACCCGCACCTCGATATCCGATTCGTGTTCTCCAACAGCAACGCCCGCATCAGCAAGCAAAGCTCCACGACCTACGCGATGTGGTGCGAGCGCCACGGCTTTCCCTTCGCGGATCGGGACATTCCCGACCATTGGCTCAAGGAGCCCTCCAAGTGACCCCTCGTAAGACCACCCGCCTCATCGTCGTCCATTGCTCGGCAACCCCGCCGGACAGGGATATCGGCGTGAAGGAGATCACGGGTTGGCATCTCGCCCGTGGCTTTCTCTCCATCGGCTATCACTGGGTGATCCGCCGCGACGGCACCTTGGAAACAGGCCGGCGGGAGGATCTGATCGGCGCGCACGCGCAGCAGGTGAACCGCGAAAGCCTCGGCATCTGCTTGGTCGGCGGCACCGACAAGTTTGGGCGCCCCGAGGACAACTTCACGGGAGCGCAGTTCGCAACACTGAAGACGCTGCTGCAACGCCTGGAGCAGACCTACCCCGGCGCCGAGGTGCTGGGCCACCGAGACATTCCTGGCGTCGCCAAGGCGTGCCCGTCATTCGACGTGCGCGCGTGGTGGGGCGCCTTGAAGGACACCCCCAACCCGAGGACCACATGACGCAGAACGAGAGACTGCTCGCGCACCTCCAGCAGTATGGGACGATCAGCCCGCTCAAGGCGCGGCACGTTTACAGGATCGAACGCCTCGCTTCGCGGATGCACGACCTGCGCCGGATGGGGCACCCCATCGCGGTGACGCAGCGCCGCGACCCGACCGGCGCCCGGTATGCGGAATACTCGCTCGCCCGATGACAGTCGAACAGCACCGGGAATTGGGTGAGGCCCTGCGCGCACATCGGCGGGGCCTCTTTTTGCTCCAGTCCGCCGTCACCAAGGACGGCAAGCCGGAGTGCCCGCTGATCGAGCAACGCCTCGCGCGAACCGAGGAGCTTCTGGCCGGATGGAAAGCGACAGCACCTTCGTGAGGAAGGAGCCCTGCCCCGCGTGCGGGAGCAGGGACAACCTCGCCCGCTACTCGGATGGCCACGCCCATTGCTTTGGGTGTGGCCGTTACGAGGCCAGCGATGGCGCAACCCCCAACACCAAGAGGAGGCCAGTCGTGGCCGGCGACCTGATTCAGGGCGGTGACTATGTGGCCCTCCCCGACCGCTGCCTGACCGAAGCTACCGCTCGTAAGTGGGGCTACCGGCGAGCGAAGGACCGCAAGGGCAAGTGGGTTCTGGTGCAGGACGTGTGGGCACCGGACGGATCGGCGGTGGTGGCGCAGAAGCTGCGCTACCCCGACAAGGAGTTCGCGGTCCTGGGCGACATGCGCGCCGCCGGTCTCGTGGGCCAACACCTGTGGCGCGACGGCGGAAAGCGCGTCTGCATCACCGAGGGCGAGCTTGACGCAGCCGCGCTGTCCCAGGCGTTCGGCCACCAGTGGCCCGTGGTGTCCCTCAAGAATGGCGCGCAAAGCGCGGCAAAGGACATCGCCGCGCAGATCGAATGGCTGAACCGCTTCGAGGAAGTGGTCCTCGTCTTCGATATGGACGAGCCAGGGCAGAAGGCTGCCCGGGATGCTGCCGCCGTCCTGCCGCCACGAAAGGCGAAGATCGCCCGCCTGCCTCTGAAAGACGCCTGCGATATGCTGAAGGCCGGGCGGTCGAAGGAACTGGTGGATGCGACCTGGGGGGCCAAGGAGTATCGGCCTGATGGGATCGTCACCATCGCTGACGTGCGAGAGGACGCCATTCGGCCCGTGACTGCGGGGCTCCCGTGGTTCCTCCCTTCGCTCACCGCCGCGACCTATGGGCGCCGGATGGGCGACCTTGTGGCGCTGGGGGCGGGCACGGGGATCGGCAAGACCGACTTCCTGGCGCAGCAAATGCTCTATGACTTGACGGTCCTCAATGAGCGCGTCGCCGTCTTCGCGCTGGAGCAAGAGCCTACCGAGACGGTGCTTCGCCTGGCTGGTAAGCTGGTGGGCAAGGCGCTGCATGTGCCCGACGAGAGCCGCCCGCAGGCCGACGTGGTCGAGGCCATCGACGCGCTCCCGGCTGACCGCCTGTTCCTCTATAACCACTTCGGCGTCGCAGATTGGGGAACCATCCGCGAGCGCATCCGCTACCTCTACCACGCAGCGGGCGTGCGCCTGTTCTACCTCGACCACCTCACCGCCCTCGCCGCCCAGGAACCGGAACGCGAGCGCGAAGTGCTGGAGAAGGTGATGGGCGAACTCGGCGGGCTGGTGAAGGAAATCCCGATCTGGCTGCTGTTCGTCTCACATCTCGCCACCCCCGAGGGGAAGCCCCACGAGGAAGGCGGGCGCGTCGCCATCAGGCACTTCAAGGGCGCCAGGGCCATCGGCTTCTGGTCGCTGTTCATGCTCGGTCTGGAGCGCAACCAGCAGGCCGAGGATGAGGACGAGCGGCAGACGACCACGCTGCGCGTTCTCAAGGATCGCTACACTGGCCGCTCCACGGGGCGGACCATCAGCCTCGGATACGATAGCGAAGCTGGCCGCCTCTATGAACGGGACGCGCCGGATCGTGCCCACCCCCATCCCTTTAGGGAAGATGAAGGAGTCCCGTTCTGATGTTCACCCCGACCACCACCGCCCCCCACATCGCGGACGAGGTTGCCATCTACGGCACCGTCTTCGATCTGGATTACATCACGCTGACCTTCGGCCCTGTCGAACTCGAACTGACCCGCGCGCAGATCGCCGCGCTGCTCGACGTGCTGGAGGAACTGGAGGAGGTGCTGGAGCCGTGAGCCCCCGCGCCGATCTGGAGGACTTCGAGAACGGGGTCGCGAGCCTCGGCTCCGGTTCCGTATCCACCCTCACGACCTACCCCGGTGCGCGTCTGAACCCGCATCGGGAGTTCCCCCCGGGGTTCCACGGGGCGAACCCCGGCCCTTCCTTCGATGAACCAGCGGCGTCCCCGCGACGCACAAGGAGACCCTCATGAATGGCATCATCTACCACCGCGCTGAGGGGCGCGGCTTCTTGGTCGGGGACCAGTCCCAGATGAGAGTCTATCAACTGATCGGCGCCAACTTCAGGTTCGACGACGCCCTCATCGACCCCCCCATTCTGGCCGACATTCGTATTCAGCATGTGGTCGATGGGATCGTGGAGAAGCTTCGCGAGTATCTCATCGCCGAGGCGCGCAAGGCGTTCTTGGACGCGAAGTCGCAAAGATGACCCCCGACGACGTCGCTACCGTCGCGCGCACCCTCTACGGCGAGGCGCGCGGCGAGGGCCTTTACGGGATGCTCGCCGTGGCCTGCGTCATCCGCAACCGCGTGAAGCATCCCACTGTGCGCTGGTGGGGCGCCGGGTGGGCCGGCGTCTGCCTCGCCCCCCGGCAGTTCTCCTGCTGGAACCCTGGCGACCCCAGCCTCGGTCAAGCACGCTACGCCGAGATCACCAGCGACCTCCTTGCGGTCCCCGCCGTTGCGGCCCGTGCCGTCATGTTCGAGGACTGCCCGGACGTGACCAACGGCGCCGACTACTACCACTCCATCCGCGTCTACCCCGCGTGGGCTCGCGGCAAAGACCTGGCGGCGGCCTACGGCTGGCACCGCTTCTACCGCCTCGCCCCACGCTGATCCCCCCTCCCCCCTGGCACTCCAACGAGAGGCCCTTCAGCCATGCACAACGACAAGACCAAGGAAGCCGGCCCGACGCCGGCCCAGCGGATCGCTCGCGCCACCAACGCCTCCCGGCATCTCGACGCCATGCGTAAGGCGATGGTGAAGGAGAAGACGTGGGGCGCCGCTCTGGCGTTCTGCAAAGCGCAGGACGACGCAAGGGTCGCTCGCAGCCTCCTCCCGCCGCTGCGACTGGTGTCCTCATGCGGCTGATCTTCGACATCGAGACAGACGGCCTGCTGCCGGATTTGACCGTGATCCACTCGCTCGTGCTTCGGGATGCGGACACCGGCAATCTGGTGCGCAGCTACGCCGCCGGCACCACCGAGCCCGCCCAGATTGAGGAGCCGCTGCGCCTCCTGCGCGACGCCGAGGAAGTCATCGGGCACAACATCATCCGCTTCGACATTCCGGCGATCCAGAAGCTCTACCCGGGCTGGGCGCCGACCGGGCGCGTGACGGACACCCTCGTCCTGGCGCGCCTGTGGAAGACCGGCGACGTGCTGCGCGAGGAAGACAGCAAGCGCGAGGCCGGCACCTTCCCGGGCAAGCTCTACGGGAACCAATCGCTGGAAGCCTGGGGGCAGCGGCTTGGGGTTCTCAAGGGCGGCTACTCCGACTGGTTCAAGGAGCAGGCCGGCGCCTCTTACACGGAGGGCGACGAGTGGCGCGCCTGGAGCCCTGAGATGCAGGACTACTGCGAGCAGGACACCGTGGTCACGCTGCGCCTCTATGAGGCCCTCATGAAGGCTGCCCTGGCCCCTACCGCTGCCGCGTTGGAGCATCGCGTGGCGTGGATCATCGCTCGCCAGGAGCGGCGGGGCTTCGCCTTCGACATTGAGGGAGCCTACCGGCTGCTGGCTGAATTGCAGGCCGAGCGCGCCGATCTGGAGGACCAGCTTCGGCGGACCTTCCGCCCCTGGTGGCGCAAGACTGGAGAGTTTGTCCCCAAGCGCGACAACCGGGCGCAGGGGTATACGGCGGGTTGCCCGCTCACCAAGGTAGAGCTTCACGTCTTCGACCCGAACAGCCGCCGGGACTACTCAGATCGCCTCACGGCGCTCTACGGCTGGGAGCCCGCAGAACTCACCGAGACGGGCCAACCGAAGATTGATGAAGCGGTCCTCGGCACGCTGCCTTGGCCCGAGGCGAAGCTGGCGGCGCGTTACTTCACTGTGCAGAAGCGCCTGGGGCAGATCGCCACGGGCGCCGAGGCGTGGCTGACCAAGGTGGTCGATGGGCGCATCCATGGCTCGGTGAACACCAATGGGGCGCACACCGGGCGCATGACGCACCAGTCACCGAACATGGCCCAGGTGCCCTCCGGGCGCGCCCCCTGGGGCAAGGAGTGCCGCGCCCTGTTCCGTGCGGGTGAGGGTTACGTCCTCATCGGGATGGACGCGGCGGCAATCGAGCTTCGCAATCTGGCAGGCTACATGGTGCCCTTCGATGGTGGAGCCTACGTCAAGCTGGTGCTGTCTTCTGACGATCCAGCGGTGAAGGCGGCCGGTGGTGACCTCCACTCGGTCAACGCGCGTGCCCTCGGGCTCGACCCCCGGCAGAAGTATGACATCGATGGGAAGACGCCGACTGGTCGCGACATCGCCAAGGTCTGGTTCTACGCCTTCATCTACGGCGCCGGGAGCGTAAAGCTCGGAGAAATCCTGGGCGTGCGCGGCACGCAGCAGCAGATGGCGGTGGCGGGGAAGCGCGCTCGGGATCGCTTCATGCGCGCCCTCCCCGCCCTGGCGAAGCTGGTCGAGAAGGTCCAGGCGGCCCTCAAGGCGCGTGGTTATCTGCTGGGCCTCGATGGGCGGCATCTCCACGCCCGTTCACCGCACGCCGCGTTGAACACCCTGCTCCAGTCCGCCGGTGCGGTGCTGATGAAGCGCGCCCTGGTGGAACTGGACGACGCCCTCCAGGCCGCAGGGTTCACCCCCGGTGTGGACTATGAGTTTGTGGCGAACGTCCACGACGAAATCCAGATGGAGGTTCTCCCCCAACATGCCGAGTTCGTCGGGAAGCTCGCGGCCGACTGCGTGCGGCTCGCGGGCGAAGCGTTCAACTTCCGGTGCCCCCTCGCCGGGAACTACGTCGTCGGTAAGACATGGGCCGACACGCACTAGCCTTCAGTGGGACGGGGCGTCGGGCACCGCGCTCGACGTCCCCGCCGTCCCTGGTGTTTACGCGATATGGCGCGGGAAGAAGTGCCTCTATGTCGGCATGTCCACCCGCAGCATCCGAGCGCGGTGCATCACGCACATGGAGCAACTGTCCCACCACGCGCCCTCCCGGGTGACGTGGAGGGCGTGCCCTCGGCCCGCTCTGGAGGAGTGCCTCTACATCTACGTTCTCGACCCAACCCTCAACGCGACAGCGAAGGAGTAGCCGATGAAGACCACGAGCGAGATCATCAACATGGTGGCCAGTGAGGTTGCCTTGGCGCGCAGCAAGTGGCCGCCCATGAACAGCGCGCACGAGGCGTTTGCTGTGCTTCTCGAAGAAGTGGACGAACTCAAAGCCCACGTCTGGACGAACCAACAGCGGAGAGACCTCGCCGCAATGCGTAAGGAAGCGATGCAGGTCGCCGCGATGGCCGTGAGATTCGCCGCTGAAGTGTGCGATGAGGAGCGCGGACGTAAGTGAGGGTTGCGCTGTTCGCCCCCAGCCTCAACGCAATAGCGAAGGAGTGAGCATGGCCCGCTTCGTCATCCGCAATCAGCGCGGCGAGTATCTCCGCACGAAGAAAGCCTACAAGCGCCCCCTCTGGGGTTCGCTGGAGGACGCCCGAATCTTCACCACCAAGGCCATCGCGTCGAGCATGGGTCGCTCGTTCGGCGGGCGACTTGAGGTGGTCAAGGTGACCGAGGTGCGCCTCGTGCCGGTGGAGCCCGAAGCGTGAACAGCCGCACCCTCTCGCTCCTGGCTGCGCTTCTCCTCACCACGCCGGTCCTCCCCACCCACGCCCGCCCATCCCCCACGCCAGCCCCGGTGGTGCGCACCGTCTCGCCTGCTCCGTCCCCCTCTCCTGCGAGCGCCATCGCTGTCGGGGCGGCGGTCGGGACGGCTGTGGCCATCGCCGCCTCCTCTGGCGAAGACGAGCAGGAGAACGCAGCCACCTTTGTGGTGACCCTGCTGTTGTCCGCCCTCGGTATACTTGTGGGCGCGTTGTGGCTCCATGACGACCCTCCTCGTTGACGCTGACATTCTCGTCTACCGCTGCGCAGCGGCAGGCGAGACGAAGGTGGACTGGGGCGATGGCGGGGAGGTGTGCCGGGATGCTGGCGACATCGCTGAAGCCTACGGCGCCC